GCCTGTGTTGGTTAAGGATTGGCTCAAGGGTGTCGATAATCCGAAGCTCCTTCTGTTTGCTGTGCTTAACTTCTTCCACGGTGCATGGATAAATGCGTCCTAGAACTGGTCTAAGCAGTTGGGTAAACATACCTCCACCGTAGTTTTCCTCGACAATGATTTGTGTTACTTTCTGTCGTTTTGCGACAGTTGCCAACGCATTTAGAGTGTCATCAGTGTATCCACTGTTAAAGCCTCCGCTTTCAGTCAGGAAAAGCATACCGTGAAGGTATTTGAGGACTGCGTAGGCTGTTTCATCCTTACCTCTACCGGATGGGTCAATAGCCATAATACTGCCCTCGTAGGGTAGCCAATCCTCTTTGCTGACAAACATGGGGCTGTAGTAACGATCTCCACTCATCCCGACACACGGAAGGTCATCAATGACGTAATCAGGGCTACCAGCCCAAGCAATCTTCTGGGGGGAAAGCTCATGGTTAAGGCTCATCACGCAAAGGTCAGAGAGCTTTAGCGGGTATCGCTCCATGTCTGATAAGCTCGTATCAAGCATGAACTGAAGCTGGAAACCACTCTTACCATAACTAGCTTCACGCTCCATAAGGTCAAGGTCACTGAAGCGTTTTGGGTCAGTGGTTTTGTAAGAAATGTTGGGGTCTTTTTCTAACAACTCTAGGATTTTTGGAGCCAGTTTATCTCCATAGGCTACAACTTTGTTTGCTTCAGGGTATCGGGCAGGCCAAATACGGCAAACGTAGCCACGTTCTTGTAGCTTGTTGTAAAGGGATTCCTCGCATTGTGGAGTGCCTAGAAACATGATCTTACCCTCCGGTTTAAGCACAGCTTCAAATTCCTTAACCGATTCGGCAACCCTATCCCGCATACCTTGGGTCATGGAATTGTTGGCACTCTCTACGTCATCGGCAATGATCTCATCAGCACGGCTACCAGTAATCATGCCAGTGATGCCTACAGACTTCACAGAAGGGCTGTGGGAGGCTCCTGCTGGGCCAACGTCAAAGGCTATCTTACTGCTGCGTTGGTCTTCTGTGGGACGGAGATGTTGGAGAATGGGAAGCTCATTGATAAGCCGAAGGGTAAAGGTGCTAAAGTCATCAGCACGACTCTTGGAAGCTGAGACAACCAAGAACTTCTTATCAGGGTTTAGCAGTAGTTGGTGACAAACGTGAGCACTTGTGATGTAGCTTTTACCCACACCACGAAAGGCTTCAATGATGGAACGCTTTGGAGCGTTTTGAATGAACTCAGCTATATCATATTGAATATCAGTAGGTTGGGGAAGATTAAGATGCTTCCACACTACATACAGAAAGTTCCGAAAGTCATGTAACCTTGGGTCAATCGCTACTGCGGTTTTTGCGTGTTTTGACTGGTTTCTCGACATAGCGTTCTAGGAAGAATGTTTCACCCTCTGGGCCAGTGGTAAAACGAACTTCGTATTTGTTTTCCATAAGCCAATTAAAGATTTCATTCTCATGGGGATGTCCCTTCCACACTTCAACAGAAAGGAAGTAAGGACGGCTTTTCATGTCTTTAAGCACAGCCCATTCCATGCCTTCACAATCCAACACCATAGCGTCAATCGTGCCGTCATCAATAACCCTGAAGGGAAGTGTCTTAACAGTTGTGGTGGGGCCGTAACAGGGGGTTGGACTCCAGTGACCTTCAACGTAGCTAGAGCCTCCGTTAATACGGAAATTCACCATTCCTTCTACGCTTTGAGTATCGGTAATGGCTACCCGCCAAATGTCAGCTTCAGGCATAGCGGCTTGAGCCAAATCGGATAGCTCTGGGTTAGGCTCAACCAAAAGAACTTTATCAGCAAGTTTCTCACGGTAAATATCAGGAGCAGCCGCAATATCCAAAGGCCCAACACCACATTCACAGAAGGTTCTAATCTTCAGGTCTTTGTTGAGTTTGAGGATGTAAGCAAAATCGGTAAACCAACGGATTTGACGAAGTTCTTCAATAGTTTTCATTTGTTTAGGAGTTGTAGGGCTTTTTTAAACACACGGTCAGGGTCAAGGGAAGCCAAGACCTCACACTGACCGGACTGACTGCAAGGTTTGTCTTTAGGGAAAATACCATTTTTGTTGTTGCTGTGATGTCTGCATGGAGCACATTCCCCACGTTGCTGAAAACACCACACAGAGTCAAAGTAATTGGTTCTCAAGTCCCATTGAAACGGAGCATACAGACCAAGAGCTTTTACACCCATAGCCCCAGCAAAGTGAATACCGCTTGAATCTGGGCCAATAACAAGGTCACAAGACTTGAGAAAAGCTACAGATTCCTCCCAAGACATACCCTCTTTGGTCATGTTGTAAACCCATCCTTTAGCTGGGGTTGAGCCAATCTCAATGCTGTTTGGTTCCCCAAGAAGACACACTTCAAAACCCCCTTCTTGAGCTAGTTTTGTCACAAGTTCACATGAGTTTTTGTGAGGATAACTCCTTACAGGGCTGGAAGCAGACCATTGATAGCCAATGCGGATTCGATCTTTATTCTTGGCTACAGGAATGAGATGAGCTTTGTGAACGTGTTCCTCTTTTGGAGTGTAAACAAGGGATTTCTTGATTGTTTCCTTGTCTGGTAAAGCCATCCCAGCAGCCCAAAACATACAATCTACAGCAGGAACCGCATCGTTATTTTCAACTGCACCCTCTAAATTAAGGATGTAGCAGTTTTGCGGTAATTCTGTGGCTTTGATGGGAAACGGTAATACGTTATCAACAGATTTGCAATTAAGCGCAACAAAGTGATAGTGTTCGTTACAAACTACCGTCAGTTTGCAGTTGGGAAACTTTCGTTTAAGCTCATCAAGAAGCGGGAACATGAACAAAATGTCACCAGCCCCACCAGCACGGAACACGAAAATCTCTTTACCGTCCAAGTCTTCAGCGGAGACAAAGGTTTTAAACACATCTTTTTCAATGTTGTGGACAGTCAGGTTTCCGTTGCTACGGACAGCGAAGTAGGAGACTTGCTGGTTTTCCACAAGATATTCACAATTACTTTCAATAGGGAGGGACAAACCCTCAATAGGTTCTTCCAACAGGATTTTTTTCATTTTGGTTGCTCTTTTTTGTTTCTACTAAGACTTGTCGCCTCGGTTTTTGGAAACAGATCGGATACGGAGGTTCTTCATACTATTAGAACCCCCTTTTTTCAAGGGTTTTTTGTGGTCAACATCCTTACCTTTGAGCTTGGCTTTACCGTGCTTCTTAATCATCAACCTCCGTGCTCCGTTGCGTTTGGAACGGTTCTTGATTTGGGACGGCTTGGAGTGGTATTCCCGATATTCTTTAGCGTAATCTCTTTTAGCCATGAGCTTGTTGTTTTTCTTCAAACGGAAGCACCAAAGCAAGTTTCTGGGCAGGATGCTCAGTCTGTGGGACTACCGTGATGTTGTTATCTTTAAGGAGTTGACGAGCTACGTTCAAGTCAGCAGGAGCCGCTTCACCGCTAGAGATACGGTTAAGCAGTTCTTCAGCCAACTGAACTGAAAGTTTTTCAAGGACTTCTTCTTTGTTCATCGCAAAATAAGGTGTTTCATGTTGTCTAGGAACAAACCAATAGCTGTTCCTATTGCCGCAGCATAGCCAATAGTGTGTGATCGGCTATTTTCAAGGTGTTTAATACGTTCGTCATGCTTGTCAAAAGAAGCACGGAAAAAATGTTGGTTTTCAAGAACCACATCCAATTTTGTCTCTAGTCTTACAAGTCTTTCAGCGTCTTCACTCATACCGCCGACACCACCAATCTAGCTCGTTTTACTGTAATGGTGTCTGTTCCGCTGTGGTTAGCCACCATAAGAGCAACACTTGTGTTGTTAGGCATATAAATAATCCACGAAGTTACAAGTTTAGCTTCTTGATTACCAGAGCCAGTAAAAGCCCGACATTCTGAGTTAGCTATGCTTCCCTGTCCTCCAACATGGTTAAGACGGACACCCAAAGTTTTGTTATTTCCAGCCGTAGCATCAACACTTCCATACACTCGAAAGAACCTTCCAATACCGGACACGTTTTTAAGAACAAAACCGTTGGTTGAGGTGTCTAGCTCAATTCCATTAGCCGTTGCAGCGTCAAGCGTGGCAGCTACACTTGTTGGAAACAAAACGTAAGTTCCTTGTGTGGTGATAGATATTGTGCCGTCCGTCATTCGGGAACACTGACCCATGACCGACATAGTGTTAAAGATACCGTAAAGCTCAAGGTTATCGTGTTCTTCTTGAAGAAGGTAAAAAGCCTGTAGGCTATCGGTGTCCAAATCATTTTCCCCAAGACGAGAGCCGTTTTGAAAGTCCACAATTCGGGAGGCATTTGGAGTTTCACGCTTTAGACGAATAGTATTGGCATTGGCTGGGGCAGCATTGAAAACTACGTTGTTTCCGGTAATCGAATAAGCCGTTCCAGACACCAAACTAAACACAGAGTTAGTGGCTTGATACACCTTTACGTGGTTATCGTTGAGGCGTGGAAAGGTGATACCGAACGTAATAGCCGTTCCGTTTGCTGTGTAATCTGTGTAAGAAAATGCCATAAAATTAGAAGATAATTAGTGGTTATGTGGTGTCAATTATTTTTGGTTTGGGTAGGTGATGAGCTTGTCGATTTCCTTTTTAACAGTGGAAATATCTTCCCGCTTACCACCCATTTTAAGGACTTGGTTGGCTGCTTTTTTGTTAGCCATGAACATCTTGAGTGTCGGGTATTCTTCCTTGGTCAAATCTAAGGCGGCAGCACGATATTTTGAAATTTCTTTTGTAATCATAGCTGCACGGGGGTTTTCTTCCCCACGGAAAATAGTTGTTTCAAGGTTTTGGTATTGAGGCGTTTTAATCAGTTCTTCCAAATGTTGACGGAGAGTTCTACCGTTAATTTTTATTTGACCAATGTTTTGTTGCCAACGGTCATAGGAATCTTGGTTGGCTTCAGGGAGGTTTGAGACACCCAACATGGAATACAATTTAGCCAAATTAGCGGTTCTTTTATTGATCTTTTGGCCTTTAAGGTTTTCTTGAGAGGCTTTGAAATCAAACACAGTCGGCTCGTTGGTGGATTTAGCCAGAGATTCAATGTCGGTATCCCCA